GTAGGGGCTGTGCTAATTATTGCTATCTTATCTCCACTCTTTAAGTTGATTGGATTAAAGGTTCCATTTGGATTAGTATGTAAACTTGTTCCCGCTTGGTTAGTAGTACTGACACGGATAATGGTAGAATCCATATCAGTAGAATCATTCATGTTTAAACCCCCAGCCGCAGGTGTTCCCCATGCCGCAAATTTAAAGTTTCCTATGTTTGTCCACCTCTTCTCACCCAGTCCAAGAAGGGGAGAAGAGCTTAGTCCACGGTAGGGGTACGTCCTGCTCGTAGGAGCCCCTGAGAAGCTCCGTGGTGAGCCCAAATCCTCACACTGATGCCAAACGCCTGACAGAGTTCCTACGTCGTGGATGGGATAGAAGGCGTTAGCTGAGTAGAGATACCCAAGAGTAAGTTCTCCTAAGCCTGACGCTGGTTCCTCTCCTCCTCGTAGACCAAATTCCATAGTGGAAGTATCCCAATTGACGGGACCGTTAAATCCTCCTCGATCATGGTATCCCTCCTGAGGTAAGAGGAACCTATAATTTCTTCGCCTTAAAGCTCTGCGGGGAACATTGGTAAGTGCTAAGGAAGACGAGATTAAATCGTCAGGAAATACATCAACATCTCCTCGCTTAAAGGTATTGAATTGATCTCTTCCATGATGTGATCCTGGAGGGCCTCCCATATCAACACCACTCGTTTCAAAACCTGCCAAAACAGAAGAGGTACCTAGTTTAGGAAATCCGTTATCCCCTTTATTTAAAGAAACATAATCCCAGTTCGTAGCGGAAAAAGATAGAGTCTCAGAAGCACTTGCATTAATATTGATGCGAGGAATAGCGTGCGCAGGAACAAACCTCTTTATAATTCTAGCAGCCTCATAAAGAGCAGTCTTAGAGTCTCCTTCTAAGGTAGTCTTAGCAAAATTAAAGTCCGTATTATCATAATCAACGAAAAGGTGAGAAGATTTTCCATTCCACAATCCTAAAACATTATAAGTATACTTAGAAATGTTCCATAAAATCTTATCATAGTTTGGAGGTAAGTGAGAAGAAGTATCAAAGAAGAGCCACTCATTAAGACTGCCTAAATTAGAACTCGCTGTGACCGTACTGCTTAAAATATAGTCATGCATTTGGTCCCTAAACGGATTCTGTACACCGAAACATTTTAAGCGATTCATTAAAAACGCCAACATGTCCGCAGTCATAGAACAATCACGGTAATATTTCTCCTCCTCAAACGGGGGAATGGGAAAGTTCTTTTGTTGACGGAAAGAAAAAACAAAATAAGGATCACCCGTTGCTGATAAATACGTGGGTCTAGTATCGGTGGGGTGTTCTTCCCCTGCCATGTAAACTCCAGGTCCGAAAGGTCCGTAACTTATTGCGGCTTGAAACTGTCTCCACTCTTTGTGCTGTTTTGCTTGCTCTCCTAAAGCCTTAAAGCGTCTACTTGAGCGCGGATGAAAGTGATACGGTTTAGCGTTTGGTTCATAAATTGTAGTATACAAGTCTCCTGCGGTGCCGTCTTTATTAACCGTTACAAACCTATAGACTGGAAACTTATCTCCAAAGAAGATAAAGTGGTCTGGGTATGCCTTATAAAGATCTAGAAGAATATAATCAACAGTAAGTTTGATATTATCCACTAAGCTACTAGGAGAGAATGTATACACTCCTGCCCTATTGGCTTTAGCTTGCGTCCAACTCGTCATCTTGGAGAAATGAGGACTTTCCGTTGCGAGCGCGTACCAACATAAGAAAGGAATATAGGATTCCCATAACTCCTGCACGTTTCCTGAAACATCAAATACTGAATTTTTGATTAGAGAATTTACTACATACTGAATACTATCTAAAGTTCCCTTTCTCTTATAAACCTCTACCGCATTCCGTAACTGCTGTCGCCACTTATCAGTTGAGTGTCCAAATAACTTCCACCCAATTAACTGAGCCGTATACTCTAAAAAGTTATCAGGGACATTTTCAATGTCATAGATCAAGCCTAGGCTATCCACTTGATCCATAATATCTGTCATACTATATCCGATAGCTTCTAAAAATTTACGATGGGGGCCTTTGGAGGTTTGATCTACAATGTAAGTCCCCGCATCCATAAAATCGTTAAAAGTATTCTGGACCTTATAGTCCTGCGAATCGATATACAGGGGTGAATATACGATGTCTGCCATCGTCTCTAACTTCTCTAATTGCTGGTTTCCGCTAGTGTATAAAGCCGTACCAGAAATAAGATCAGGAGGTATAGCAGTAATTTCTCCAAAGAGAGAACTCATGCCGTAGTTTCTCCAAATCAGATTCATTAATCCCTTCACCCCATCTACAGTAGTGAACGAGTCTCCTAAATACACTCTATTAAATGCGGACAGAACATAGGAAGAGGGATCCCAATCTCTATTAAGATCAGCCCCTCCTGAGGTATTAAGGAAATAAAACCACCCTAAAGCATCCGTTAAATAATTATGAACCGCACTAGGCTCAGAGTTTCCATTTAACGCTGAAACAACTGTAATGTTCTCAATTAAACTGTTGGTGTCATTTTGGATAATGGGAAGGAGGGTCCCAGAGAGGTATTCCTCAAATCCCGCGCTCGTTGTGAACTCGGTAATACTTCTTCCTAAGGGATTTAGAATTTTAGTCTCTAAAATATAAGGAGATAGTTTAGTAAGCTCATTTTGTTTTACAAAATATTGCGATATACCTGAGATATTATTTAGACTAGAGGTTTGTGAATACGGGACCGCTGAAATGGGAAGAATTTGTGATATATTATTTGCAACTCTAACATTTGCATTAATTAATTGAGAAGCTACGCCTACTCCCTTCCCACTCATAGTGAGGTCTTCTGTTTGATAAACCTCGGGAGTAAGCTGTTCGAGAATATCAACAAAATTTCTTTTTGCGTATGTTCTCTTATTGGGAGTAAATCGACTCTCGCCCATCAGTCTAGGTAATTAAATACGATTGTTAAGTTGTTAAGTTGGATAATCTCATTAAAATCTACTAAAATATTATCACTAATATTATCAATAGATGACATTCTAACACTTTCTACTTCAAAAATAGTTCTATTTAAGTCGCTAATAACAAGAGGCTCTCCAAAATCTCTATTATCAGCGTTCATATATTTTAAAATCTTACCTCTAACTTTTGAGATAATAGAGGATTGATTTAGTTTCTCTTCCTTATCAACACTAACCGTAATTACCAAATCTAGTGTTCTAATTAAACCATCAACAATCACAATCTCATCTGTTGCCATTTTCTTTTTATTAATAGCAGTTAAAAGATCCCTCTTAAAGGAGGGAGTGGCCTTTTGTAATTGAAGATCAGAGGCTTTTTCTAAAATATAAATATCAATAACATTCGCTGATGAGTACGCTTTTCGTGTAACCGCATTTGCTTTTCCTACAGTTCCTACACTTGCAATATGAGTATTTGCAAAAACTTTATAATCCTCTAAAGTTACTAAACGATCTTGTCTAGCAAATGTGAGAGGCGCATACTTTTTAGCATTAGCTATACTTTCTGCATTCGCACCACCCGCCGCGACTGAGATATTTTGAACCTGGGCAGTCAGGGGGGTCGAGTCTGTAGTAGCGTTCATAGATATATCTACAGCGTGAGGTAGAAGATTTCCTCGGGATCCACCACCTACACGATACGTCACAAAATAAGAGGCAGTAGCATTAGGAGAAACCCCTACCGTACCATCTCCAAAAACGACTGTGGCACCGTAACTATCATCATACACAATTTCAAAAATTTTATCCCCTGCTCCTGAGGCAAAATAAACATTATCGACCTCAGTATACGCTCCTGACGCTGCAGACTGGGAATCTTGAAGAAATACAGATACACTCCCTTCAATTACAGGAGACTGAGTAAGGGGAATTGTTTTTATTCCCTCAGTAGCAGCAAAATCACCTGTATCCGTTACGAATGCACCTTCTTGAATTACTAGGTTAGTGTATACGCTGCTAGGGTTAGATGCGGCTGCGGGGTTATCAGACTCATTCCAATATAAGGTTACATCTCCCGTAGCATTTGCATCTTCTACATAACCATTAACCGTTTTATAGAGAGTATACGTTAACTGCGCTCCATCTTCTGGGGAATTTATCGTAAATGTTCTCTGGCTCGGTGTAAGAACATACCTAGGGGTAGTTCCTGTTGGAGATGCAGTGAAGGTTGCCTTAGCGTCTGCTGCAGCAGAAAGGGGGCCTCTCATTCTAACTCCGATAAGCTCTAAAAGCTTTTTTACGCTACTCTTTTGTCTAGCAGTAGCAAAAAAGTTTTCATTTGCAAGCATATCAGCTTTCATTGACATGACGGCACCCATATATGCTGTACACTCAATAAGCATCATCCCTAAATCGGATTCCGCAAAATAATCGTACTCCCGTGGGTAAACTGCTTTAATATAGTTAATTAACGAATCTCTTAGAGAAAGAAAATCACTCGCAGCAAAATCAATGTACTGAGGCTTTTTCCATGTCGGCACTTTAGCCAACTTCATAAAATCAGATGCTACGGTTCCTGAAAAACTCATTGTACAGTTATCTCCTCACTAAAAATAGTGCCGTCTTCAGTTAGTTTAAGAACTAATAAAATAAAAATTGAAGCAGTTCCGAAATTTCCAACATTCGATCCTTTAAGGACTCTAATTTTCTGAACAGTCGCTCCTTGTAAATAATTATAACAAGAGAATAAAACTTCCTCTTTAATCTGCTGAAACGTTATTGCATCAAGTGGTTGAAATAAAAACTTTTTCAAATTACACCCAAATTTAGGAAGCATTAACCTCTCCCCCCGCTCTGTTTTTAGCAATTGATGAAGCGCGTCTTTTACCTTCGTTACTCCTGTATTTGCAGCACAAAAACCCGACTTGGTTTTGAGTCTTCCCGTAGGAAATGCAATCCCCCTTCCTCCTCTTAACTTATCAGAAATATACTCTTTAGTTAGTGGAGAGTAAGGTGTTCCATAATAATTTACTGTTGTGTTTGCTCCCATTTAATTACCTGATGTTTGTATAGTCTTAAAGTACCCCTTCTGAGCTTTATAGTTTTGATCTACCTCTTCATTATTTAGGGCTCGTGAGTAGAATTTTAAACTACCTAAGAACCCACGTAATCCACTTGTTTTTCCTCCGTAATCTCCTCCCATAAAATTACCCCACTTATACATTCCATCAGTATACCCTCCTCCTACAATCCACGGAGTATAGAAGGGATTTAGGCGTGGCCCATCATGTAACGTAGTTGGTCCATCTACTGTAGTGGAAGAATACTCGAAACTATTACTCTTAATAAAGCTAGGTAATTGAGGGGGCGAATAATCTTTAACTCCAAATACTTTATGTATACCTGAAGTTCCCATGAGTTGTCCGTCTGCATACATTCGAACCTCGTTAAGCGGAGGATCTACTACCAAATCAACTAAAACAAATTGAGAAGATACATCCCCAAAGGTGCATCCTCCTGAAACACTACTTACAGGAATCTGCATTCCGAAATATTCCTCATCATTTTGACACTCCTCACTATTAATAAACGATAAAGAAGAGAAGTCTCTAGATTGCGTTGGGGCTACAAAGAAACTTAGCGATGAAGTCGGCAAGTTATGAGAGGATAGGTTACTAGCTGGGAATCCTGGGTGGGTAATCCTTACGTCTCGCGTAAAGCCCATAAGCATTCCCTTCACAAAAGAATCTCCTCCATCGGGAGCTAGTTTATCTTGAGTTCGGAAATTTCCTAAAGTATCTATTGCGGAGGCCCCTGGCTTACTCCCCACATTCTCACACCCTAAAATTACTTTAGTAAGGGAAGAAGGGGATGAGGTACCTTCAAATCCATTCTCTAACCATCCCTCATGCTGATCTTGAATTTGTGGTATATGAACCCAGCACTCCACACTAAAGCCTTCTCGGTTGTATGTTAGATCTCTAAATTCCCTATTATCAGGCAAGCGGACAAAGGAGCCCATAGCGGAAGCAGCGGCAGAATCTGATGATTTATTCTTTACAATCCCCTCCAAATACGGAATGGATAACCCAGAAAAGAATACATTTCTATTGTTAGTAGCCACCAACTTACTTGTATTATACATATCATTAGTAGCGCAATTGGTTACTTGGTATTCGGTAGACGAGGGGGTAACTACATCAGAATTTAAGAAGTTATAAATAGCAAATAACTCATCAGACTCAATAAGGTCCATAAGAGAAAGCATTGTTCCTGAGCCTGTTCCTGACGGTGTATAGATAATACTTCCTTTCCCTATTTCGGGAACAGTTAAATGTTCAGCACTAATTGAAGGAGGACGAGGAGGGGCGACAACAAAGGAGGGTCTCAAAGGAAGAACTACTCCCGTCACCTCACCTTCTTTAAAAATTAATCGCCTTTGTTTTTCTAAATCTACTACAATATTAAAACGTTCTAAATACGCAAAATTGTTAATGGGAACTTGTCCTGAAGCAAACAAAGGTTGAGATCGTCTTCCTCCGAATACTTGAGGAGCTTTCATCGCAATTTCAATTTGTTTCTTTCTTCTACGAATCTTACCGTTATGATTTGCAATCTCTGATATAATCAACTGCCTTTGATTAGCTACTATAGAGGAGTCTNCAGTGTAGTCTTGGATGTAATCCTGTAGATTAGACGATAAATCGAACACATGCTTATCTCGTTGCTGAATTATGGTAGCCAAGAAGTGATCGGCATCATATTCTCGCTGTAAAACTTTATTATCATCAATTAAATCAGGATCAAACAAACTCTCCGTATAATCATTTAGAGAATTGATTGAGATAGAGGTTCCTTTGCCTCCAATATTAGGATCGTAATCATACTTCCACAAATCTCCAGCCTCTACTGTAGCCGAGATTGCGAGGTAGACGGGATCTAGCCCTCCTTGCTGCGAATCATAATATAAACCATCCTTAGTTAAAAGGTAATGACCTTGGTTTGTGCGAGGAGGTCCATATACAAGCCTAAATATTTCGCTCTGATCAAGTCCTGCTGTTATTCCTGCTCCCCTAAGACCAGGATCGTCCGCACTAACACGCTTCTCATTATAAGTGGTGCCCACTAAGAACCGATCAAGCTCTCTCGTATCTAAGAATTTAGGTTCTAAGGAGGGGTTTGCGGCTCTAGCTGCCATAACACTACCGATATTGTTTAAACCTTTTTCGCAACTCCTAATAAAATCCACTGCGCCCTGAACTTTAGCAGCTTGTGCGGCGTATTTCTGATCTAAAAAAGCTTGAACTTCAGCGGGAGCCATAGTTGCGCGTTGTTTTGCAGCATTTCCACTCTGGAATTCTTGGGCAGTTTTATACTTATCCAAACAATCCGTAATTGCACCTACTTGGTTAGCTATAGATTGATAATTAGCGTATAATTGTCCTGCGAAAGCAGCAGCCCAGTTAAAAGCAGCTAAGATTCCTGCTAAGTCGTTACCAAACTGGCTCTCGTCGTTCTCCAATCCAAACCAATTAAAGTCGGAAGCAAACTTAAAGCGACCCGTTTCACTGTCCCACTCCATAATTCCCGTCCCCAGCATCATATACTTAAAAATCCACTGCGTAACATCGTTAGCTTTAGCCTGAGCATCAGCCATTACTTGCTGCATATCCATAAGGACATTCGTAGGGAGAAGATTCAATAACCCTAAATCATTGACCATATTAAGCAGACAACTAGGGAGCCCATAAGCCATCCCCACTGCATCGAAAAATCCAGTGCCTGTTTGTCCCGTTACTTTTAAGAAAGTTTCTGCGTCAAAAGTTGCCATTAGGGATACACTCCTTGTGAGTAGTAGCTAGTAAGTGTTTGAGAAACATCATCATTTGATGAGTTAGAAGTTCCCGTTTGTAAATAAGTTTTAGATCCATCAACATTCACATTTCCAGAGCTTTTAAGGCTAATCTGGCCACCTGATTCTATATTAACATCACCTGCCGCTTTCATATTTATCTCTCCACCCGAAACTAAGTCCATATTTCCATCTGAGATTACCTCAACCTTTCCTGTTGATTTGATTCGGATCACACTAGATGTTCCACCTTTTGTTTCAATATCTATTACTTGATTATCTCCCTCTGGATCTATGCATTGAATAAAGATCCGACCCTCATCCTTACGAGACATAATATTTACATCATTTGTTTTTGTTTCTATATTGATATTTCCATATCTGTCAGGCTCATCAGGGTTTCTATTAAATCCCGTAGATTCATTAGTGATATTTAAATCCCGACCATCCTTGATCATAATGTCCGTTTGCCCTTCTTTATTTATATACTGCTGAGGGCCTCGTGATTGAACTGTTATAGCTTGTGAGCAAACTCCCATATCCTTTGGATGTGTTGAAATCCTAATTCCATCCCCGAACTCATTTTTTAAGATAATGCTGTCAACGCCAGGGCTATCAACAATAGACATCTTTTTTCCTGACTGCCCTACAAGCTCTGTCTTAATATTTGCTTGCATAGGCTTTGGCCCTTCAAACTCCTCCGAAATGGAAAGTCCACTTCCTCTTGTACCCCTAAAGCAAAGCTTCATAGGCTTTCCCTGCATTCGATATAAATTTGGCTCTACACGTTGAATAGGCTCTTTAGGTTCAGCAGAGTCTCCGATTGCTTTATTGGAGGTCTCTGGATTAGCAATTTGCGGATCATCAGGTAAGAAAGTGGATCCTACATAAAAAAGTTCGGTTGATGCTTGTGGGCTGCAGACCATTACCCTGCTGCCTTCTTCAGGAATGGCAATAATAGCTCCCTCTGTTCGAGAAGTATAAGGGCTTGTGTAGTTAACAGGGAACGCATCGTTACCTAGAGCGTCTAGAACTGCCCAAAAGGTTCCATTATTATCAAAATTAGCAGTGTTAACTATTGTGCCTAATGAGAAAAAAGTTGTGTTTTTTGATACTACCATAATACTATTAAATTATATACTATTTTTAACCATTTTAAATTGAGATTCTACTTTTTTAGGTGAAATAGTATGTTTAAATCCAGATAATCGGTAGACTCCAGATAGGAAGGTGTCTAGGGGAGAGTCTGGTCGGGCTGTTGTTTGTCTCATATTAGGAAATTGAGCAAGGAGAATAGCTTCTTTAAATAAGAAAGAAGCATCTGAGTATGCAAACATAGGTAAAGTACTTACTGAAACTTGATTTACCATTCTAAAGAGAGCTTGAAGCAATTCTCCCTGTGCTGTAACCATATCTTGGTCCGAAGAAGCTATTTGGTTAACCCACAGGGAACCAAATAGTGGATTATCTACGTTCTCCAATTGGTGCGCCATAAGAATCTGGAGATCCTCAATCATTTCTTGGCTCTGAAATGCGGCCCCCACATCAGAATTCTTTGCCTCTTCTGTTAGCCCTGCTAAAATCGCCTCCCTAATGCTACCCTCACCTGCTCCTTGGCTAATTTGAGCTACTCTAGATCTAGCTTTTAATTTATCGACACTGAGTTCAGAAAAAGGCTTCCTCAGTTCTCCCTCAAGGTCTTCGGGAGTTGCAAATAGGTCCATCTTCACCATAGGCTGCATCCTCTGTAGCGCAGCCCAATACCCTGGATTATAATTTGCAATAAGCTTAGTGACATTAGGGGACTGTGTATTATATTTAAACATAGGTACTCCCTCTTGTTTGATACGATCAAGCGCAGCCTCCCCCTCCTTGCCCTCACTAAAAGCGAAGTAGTCAGGAGACCTAAAAGCTCCTGCAAATCCTGCATTATCTTCCATCATTTTTTTATGTCTCTCAAATGTCTGTTCTCTGAGTTTTTTATTATTTTCTGGTTCGCCTAAAATGTAATCAGCTTTGTGTAAGGGATAATGAGCAAATCCTATCATAACATCATTAAAGTTATCGGAGAGATACTCATCAGTAATGTCCTCCTTATGTTTAGTACTAAGCCGTTTTTGTCCGTAAATAAACTGAGTAATCATTGACATGCTTCCTACTATAGTTACTCCATGATCCAAAGCCTTCTCATGTAAGAGCGCATCAAATGTTGCGGCTACACCTCCATAATGCTCCTCAGCGTTATTCGCAGGAGAAGGATCGCTCTCTTTTTGTAGTTGCTGCCACAGAGCTACTTTTTCACTAGTAGACTCAGTTATCACTCCATATTGAGCCGAGTATAGGGCCGCTCCCCATTTATTTAAGTTGGAAAAAAGCTCCTGAAGCTTCTTATGTACAGATACATTCTCCCCGTCCCCTGCGCCAAGCACACCAAGCATGTTAGCGTAATATACTTTCCACTTGCTATTAGTTGGACTTTTCTTAAATCGGTTGAGGTCTCCCGCAGGGATAACAGGCTGCGTTCCCTCTTCAGTATCCTGGACATCAGAAGACAGCCCGAAACCTAAACCAATCTTACTTAGGATAGCATTTATAACGTTAGCCGTTTTCCTAAAATGCGTTTGAATTCCCTCTTGGCTTCCTTTAGCCCAGTCTTCAGATGTCCACCCCAGCTCCATTATTTGTTTCTCAATTAGAGGTGCAAGAATAATATTTAGATTAGGAAAAAGGACCACAACATTTGGATTGGCTGTAGCTTTTTGTACGAAGTCCTTCACCGTATCAGTAACAACTCTATGAATATCCACAGAGGCTATAAACTCTTTTACCTCCCCTCCTAGATGAGGATGTTCATCAGAAATAATAGCAAAATTATCAGTCCTCCATGCTGCCATATAGTCCCCTAGATCTCCATAAAAAAGATTAGGGTAACGAGCCTCCGTTTTTAGGTCTTCGGCTTGAGCATCGGTGACACCCCGAACAACATATCCATCAGCTACCTTACCTGCCGTCAGTCTTAGATTTGTAAATCTCTTAGAATAACCAACTATGGTTGTCTTTGCCAACTCAGGCAATCTCATCCGAGTCCCATAAGAAGTAGGGTTTTGAGAAGGAACGACTCCCATAGGTACGCTCACAAGTCTTAGCTTAATTTTTCGAATATCTTTAGCTTCTATTTTAGCATTCACTACCGTCATCTTATGAGGACCGCTCCACGTATTGGGGTCTTTACCGATCCCATAGACTACATATACCGTCTTACCTGGTTTTTCTTTTGCCTCACGAAGAAGCTTGAATTGCGGATCTAATTGCCCCTTTACGCTATCAGGAACATTCAGTAAATATAGGTATCTCTGCGCCTGCATAGGATCGAGAAGTCCATCGGAAAATCCTGGAAACTCCTCACCATATGCGGCCAATTCCGAAATAAGACTTCCTACAAAAATTCGTTTTTCAAATTCTCTCTTAGGATCTAAGAGAGTAATATTCATCGTATTTCCCCCTTCATACCCTATTTCGTGTGAAAAATCAGAGATCTGAAGGCTTCCTTCATCCTCTAAATTACTATTAGAAAAAGTAAATACGTCTTTCTCATCAGGCATCCCCGCTTCCTGAAATTCCTCTACTGACATCCCTGTGCTCTTCTTTACCGCAAGCTCAGATCCTTTAAGAAACTGAAGCATCGGTGTCTTAGAAAAACTAATGTACACGTTCGCTGTGGGAATAATGGTCATAATGATTTGGGAATAAGCAATCTCTCTCTTACGTTAAATGATTCATTTGGGTCAGGTTTATTGTTAATCAACATCAACAACCAAAACTTATCAGGAGTTCCATTAAATACATTTGCAATAAGGTCAGGTCGATGCGCGAATCCGTTAGGGATATACCCTACCTCATAATTATAGGCGACATCCATATTTTTTATCATGTTATCAAATATTGGAGTATTTAAAATCGTGCGAACTTTGCAGTTCCTATGAGATATATCTTGATAAGCAACCGAATAAGGCCCTCGATTTTTTCCTAATGATGTCATGTTATAAAGTACCTGGATCCATTGTTCCTTGAACGATTACAGCTTCCCACCCCGCTAAGTTGTCTCGTTGAATCATCGTAGCATTATTATCTTTACCAATCCCTCTAAATTCTCCGAAGTTCCCTGTTCGAATCTCCTCTAACTGCATTGTTACGCTTATTTGATGAGGTAAAAGTGTATCTATATCCATAGGACTCGCATCGGGGATAGAAAAGGAGTACTGAGTGCAGATGCAAGGAACATCCTGGTACATAATACCGTGATTCAAGCGAATTATAGGAGGTCCCAATGTAGGGTCCATAGCGTTATTAACTACACTTGTCCTAATAATATTAATCCAATAAATTACTAAATCTACTATTCTAATTTTTGCGTCTAAAATCTCACTCTGAGCAGCAGCAATATAATCGTCATCTATTGCTAAGATTGATGATTGGTTATTTTCTGAGGGCAACGCATCAGTGGGCCATGAATCTGGGTACGGAGCATCTAAATCAGCTATACCGTACCGCGCAGCCAAATAAGTTGACTCCTCGACGCTTAAGTATGCTAACCAATTTTGATAAACAGTATGAGCAATATCAAAAACCTCCTCTAAATATTTTGTTGCTATCTTACCTGTCTGAGAAGGAGGAGGCTCTGTTACCTCCCCTTTAAATTTNTTTCTTATTTGGGTATAAGTTTCNTCCTCAGTGATCGCCGCAAGATATCCCTCTAAAGGAGGCCCTTCAGCNTCAATATGCTTCATCGAAAGATTAAACTGTAAGTTTAATTTTCGTGATTCTGATCCTAAGTAAGTATAAAGCTCACTAGATCGCCCAAGAGGCGAATATTTTTGATATTTAGCTCTCTTTCTTTCTGTAATTTTAACATTTTCTACGAACGGAAGTCTTACATTAAAGTCGGGTCCACCTTCCTCTTTTCTAGGAAACTTAAAATCAAGATAAGATCTATCATAAAGATTTCTATCTATAATCCCTTGGCCTGATCTAGACTTTGCCGTAGGAGCGTTCCCCTGGTCCACTGTAAATTGATCAAAATAATCTAATAATCCCATTTAAAACTCCCCTACCTCCACTGGTCGGTTCTCCCACATATCTGCCCCACCTGGGTAGGTCTTTAGTGCGTCTCTAATTTCTACTAACAACTCGTGAGTTGTCTCCTCTCGCTCTTTTGCGCCACCAAGAGTATCTGCCTCTAAAGGAATACCAGCCACCGTAGCCACATCCCGCACTAATTGACTAGCAAAGAACCCCATTCGTGTAGGAGAAGTATCCCACCCCTCATTATCTACTTTATCAGCAACCTTTCCCGTATTTTCAGCAGTC